TGGAGTTGGCGGCGCCCTCAAGAATCCGTGGGTCTTGGCCGGTCTGGCTGGAGCCGCTGGCATGGCTCTTGGCGGTTCCGGAAAGCAGGACCAGAATCAGCCGTCCTTGGTCCAAGGACCAACGGGCGTGGAGCTTTTGCAGCAGCAACCTTTGAAGTACGGCTTCAGCCCAACCAGCTTCCAAGCGCAACCAGCCCCGGCGGTTAGGATGGTTCCGACGCTATCGCCCGCATATCCCGGCTATCCTCGGTACGCTGCGGCAGGTGGTCACATCTCTGGTCCCGGCACGGGAACAAGCGACGACGTTCCGGCCATGCTGAGCGATGGCGAATTTGTTTTGACGGCGAAAGCCGTTCGTGGGGCGGGTAATGGTAGCCGTAAAGAGGGCGCCAAGAAGCTCTATCAACTGATGAATAATCTTGAGAAGAGGGCCTGATCGTGGCTGATACAACCGTCCAAGAACAGATTGTCCGCGAAGCCCCGCCTATTGAGGCCTATAAGCTAGGCCTTCTTGAAGCATCCAAAGGTCTTGCTTCTACCCCCATTAATATCCCGCCGTATCAGATTGCTGGTCTATCCCCTGAGCAGCGGCAAGCTGTCGAGATGGCGCAGTTCGGGGTTGGCGCTTACCTCCCATTCCTTTCTCAGTCCCAGAACGCCATACAGCAGGCAGGAAGCTTTTATGCCGGCCTGCCAATGTACGGCATGCAGGCTACGGGAGCCCTGCAAGGAGCGCAGAATTACGCGCTTGGCCAAGCTGGTTCGGGCATCAACCAAGCCGCACGCCTCTCTTCGCTTGGTCTTGGCTACGGCACGGAAGCGGCCCGCATTGCTGGTACTGCGGCCACGACGGGCGGCGGATATCAAGAGTACGGCTCTGATATCTCCAACATCTACGGCACGGGCGCTGCAACGGCGGGCTTCGCTGGTGCGCAGGGCTACGATCCGACGATGGCCTACGGGTACATGAATCCGTACCAGCAGGGCGTCACCGAAAACACGCTCCGCGAAATGCGCCGTCAGGCCGATATCGGTCGCGCTCAGCTTGCTACGCAGGCTGTTCGCTCTGGCGCTTTCGGTGGTTCGCGTGAAGGCATCCAGCGTTCGGAGTACGAGCGCAACGTGCAGGATCAGATGGCCCGCACGGCGCAGGCCGACTACGCTCAGAACTACCTGCAAGCGCAGCAGGCTTCGATGAACGCCTTCCAGAACCAGCAGGCTCGCATGCAGCAGGCTGGCAATCTGGCGCTTGGCGCCGGTCAGCTTCAGACAAATGCTGCTTTGCAGGCGGGTCAGAACATTGGTTCGCTCGGCAACATGGCCGCGCAGACCTACGGCAACATCGGTCAGTTGGCCCAGAACATCGGTCAGTCCACCGGCCAGCTCGGCTTGCAGGCAGGCAACCTTGGTTTGCAGGCGGGTCAGGCTCTTGGCCAGTCTTACGTTTCGGCCGGCCAGCTTCAGCAGGCGGCAGGCGCGGGCATTGGTGGCTTGGGCGTGCAGCTCCAGAACCTCGGTCAAGCGGCCTCGGGCCTTGGCCAAGGCGACGTGTCGTTCCTCTACAACGTCGGCGGTCAGCTTCAGGCCCTTCAGCAGAAGGAACTCGACGCTCAACGCGCCACCGCTTTGCAAGCTCAGTACGAGCCCTATCAGCGCATTTCGTTTTTGTCCGACATCTACAAAGGTGCGCCGTCCACGCAGCAGACCATTGCAACTTCGACAGCGCCGTCTGCTTCGCCGATTTCGCAAGCCGCGGGTCTAGGGATCACGGCCCTCGGTGCGTACAATCTCATGGGAAATAAGTGAGGCCTCTATGAGCCGCGTTCTCGCCCGTCCAATGTTTAAGAAGAAGGCCCCGAAGCGTTCGTCTAAGGGGGTCGGTATCACGTCCGGTCTGATGGACGACGTGGCCGGCTACGCCGAAGGCGGCGAGGTTACGGACGACCGCACAGAGCGCGAGCGTCTTGCGCGTCAGCTTCTTGAACAGAACCGCGACGAGAACAGCGACTATCAGATGTTTGCCGAAGGCGAGCGTCCGCAGATGTATCGTCCTCCGGCCACGGCTCCGGGTATGGTTCCGCAGCCCCAGCCGAATCCGCAGCAGATGCAGGCAATGCAGATGCAGCGCATGGCTCAGATGGGTATGCTGCCGCGCTTCCAAGAAGGTGGCGAAGTGCAGGCCCCCAGCATCTGGTCCCGCCTGTCTGCTCCTTTCCGTCAGCGTACCAGTCCCATCATGGATCCGAACACAGGCGAGCCGGCTGTGTTCTTCAACCCGGACGATCCGGTTGATCGGACGATGGGCGGCATTGCGGATGTTTTGGCCTTGCGGGCTACAGGTGGCCGCATGAGATTCCCTCGTCCCCCCGCAGGCGGTGGTCTTGAACCGTCAACCCGTCCCGGTCCTTGGGAGATTGATCGCAGCTCCGGTCCGTGGTCCAAGCCCCAACCGCTCCCTCGTCGTGCTCAAGAACCGCCTCCTCCGGAAGGCGGGTCTGTCCCGAGTATGCCCTTGCCCCGTGAAGGAACCTCTGTTCCCAGTGTTGGTCGTACGCCGGCTCCTGGCGCTTCCGTAAGTCGTCCTCCGGGCCTTGGTACAAGAACCGGTATGACAGACCCGGATACCTACGACTTTGAACGGCGCGAGGCTACAAGGGATAGGATCAGCGACCTTACTCCACCGCCAAGCGAAGAGCGGCAGGCCGAGATGGAAATGAGCCGCGAGTCTGCTCGCGCTCGTGGCTTGTCTCGTCTCCCGGACACCCCCAAAAAGAAAGAGGCCCCTCCCCTTCCGCCTCCCCCGGACGAAAAGAAAAAAGACAATCTGCAAGACATCAAAGCCGAACGCGAAGCCCGTAAGGCGGAGCTTGCCGCGCAAGCTGATGCTGCCCGCAAGGAAAACATGTGGCTGGCCCTCATGCAGGCCGGTCTTGCTATTGCTGGTGGCCGCAGCTCGAACGCCATCACCAACATTGGTCAAGGTGGTCAGGCTGGTCTTGCGTCCTTTATGGCTTTGGAACAGCAACGCCGTCGTGACGAAGATGCTGCCATGCGCCGCGATCTGGCGGAGCGAGAATACTTTTTGCAAGAGCGCCGCCTAAACATGCAAGAGCCCTATTATACGGCCCTCACTGAACGTCAGAAGATGGCCCCTCTCATCGCTCTTCAGAACCAACAACGAATGATGGCCGTCGCTCAGTTTAATGCTGAAAAGGAAGCTGGCAGGGCGTGGGAGGCTCACGTCAAAAACAACCAAACAAAATTCCTCGGGATGCCGGATGCCACATTAAACCTAGAACGGGATATTTTCATTCGCGAAAATGCCAAAAGACTTTTAAAACCTGCTTACGACGAGATTGCTCTCCGTTATACTCAGGGACAACGAGGCGGCGAAACTTCACCCGAGGAATAATCGATGGCTGATACGTTGAAGCGGTATCGCGAAGCTTTCCCAGAGTTTCGCGATATGAAAGACGCCGAGCTTATCGACAGCCTTTGGACAAGGTATGGCGGCGAGAACGCTGGAATTGCTAAGGAAGATTTTGCTCTTCAACTTCAGGGCCGTGGTCCACGGATCGGGGCCTTTGAAGCGGCAAAAGAAGGTCTGAAGAGTTCTCTTCAGACGGGCGCCGCAAAAGTCCTTAGTGATCTCGGAGCAGATGAGACCGCCGCAAAGATGGAGCGGTCTGCCGCCGCACGTCGAGAAGATGTCGAGGCCCGCTACCAGCCGCGTATCCGTGGCTACGAAGACATTGAAAGTATCGCCGACGTTCCGGAATATGCCGGCCAATTGATTGCAGGATCCGCCCCTCAAACAGGGCTCGGCATCGTTGGTGCTGGGATCGGGGCGCTTGCTTCCGCGAAGATTCCTGCCCTTCGTGGGGTTATGTCGAAGACTACCGGGGCCTCAATAGGTGCTGGTACTGCCGGTTTCCCAGCGTATTTTGGCTCGAACATTGAACGGCAAATGGAGGAGGGAACTCCGTTTGAAGAAACAAGCTCGCTCGCGGCAGGCACTGCCGCAGCGGGGCAGTCCGCTTTTGATGTGCTGGCCTTCCGCACCCTGTTCAAGGGGATCCCCGGTCTTGCTGAGTTGACCCCCAAAGCGCAAGCATTGCGTGTCGGCCGCGCGGCCACTCGTGCCTTGGAGACAGGAGCCGCGGAAGCCCTGACTGAAACGGCGCAGCAGGCCTTAGAGTTGATGCAGGCCAATCCGGAGAAATTTTTTGAGTTCGGACCGGAGGTCCAAAAAGAACTTGTTAACGCGGCTATTGGTGGTGGCTTGGTTGGTGGTCTGCTTGGTGGCGCTGCGGGTGCAGTGAGCCGTGCTCCACGGCCCATGGTCCAGACGGAACCGGAAGCACAGACCGAACCGGATCAGCAACAAGAACCGGAGAAGAAGCCGGATATCTTGGCGTTGCCTGCCCCGGAAGGTGGCGAACCCACTGGCGAACCTGAAGGCGGAGAGCCTCCCGCTCTTGGCCCAGAAGGCGAACCGTTGGCGCCGGCTCCGCGTCAGCCCGAGCCCGACACAACCCCCGCCCCGGAACCCGTCGCTGGACCGGAGGGCGAACCGACTGCTCCAATTGAACCTGTCGAACCGGTTGAGCCCGCAGCTCCCATTGCCCCGGCCAAGCCGAAGGCCCCGGACTTATTCACGATGCCCGTTCCACCGGAACTTCCCAAGTCGCTGAAGCTTGGGAAGTGGACCTACACCTATGGCAACAAGGGCAAGTTCGAACTGGCATTTGCGACGGACGTTGAGAAGGCCCTGTTTCAAGCGTCCAAGAAAACGCTGAAGGACAAGGACCCGGAATACGTTCAGTGGCTCAAGGACCAAGGTCTGTCGGACAATGAAATCAAGGGCTACGGCGCTCAATTCCGCCAGCTCTTGAAGGAGCAGGTTGAGGCGCAACTAAAGGCGGGTAAGAATAGCGGCACTATCGCTGTCCCGCGGTTCACCTTAAAGGGGCTTGCTCGGCCAGAGCCGGGGGCGCCAGCACCGAAGCCAGCACCTGTTACACCGCCCGCTCCTGCCCCGGTTATGCCCCCGCAGACCGCGCCAACCCCTGCTCCGCAAGCTCCGATTGCCCCGGTCAAGGTGCCGTTTACGGAATCCGTCTCTGTTCGCAAGGACCGGACGGCGGGAAATAGCAGCTTTCTTGTAACCAAGGCTCCAAATCAGGAACAGGTTCAGATTCAGTCTACTCCGAGAGAGTTGCAAGCTTTAGAAAACGCTCTCCCCGGAGCCATCGACCTGCTGCGAGAAGTACATGCACGGCTTCTCCCAGGCACCGACATGAGACTCGTCATTGAAAACGACCCGGATAGCACGCGTTTTGGTTGGAACGCGGTGGGGCTTGGACGCAACTTTACGTTGTCGCTCAACCCGAATGCTATTGCGAAAGCCGCGCGAGACGAAAAGGATAAGAAAGCTTTTCTAACGCGAACGATGTTCCACGAATTGTCTCATAACGTGGAAAACTTTTATTTGTCCCGCGCTCCGAAGAATGTACTCAACGCCATAGTTGACCAGTACATGAAGGAAAGAAACCCGGACGCTATGATTCGTGCCGCTATATACGAATCAATACGGAAGCTTCGTCCTAGCGAAAAAGACACGTTCTTAGTGGATCTGCGCTCTCGCCTAAAACTTTCAGAAGCGGAGTACAGGCAGTATCTCAACTCCAGCACAAAAGTTCTCCCGGAGTTCATGCGGCCGGCTACATATCGCGGGTCACAAAGCGAGATCCGCGATGACTATTACCGCAGCTTTACGGAATGGGTTGCTGAAAAAGGCGCTGAGTGGCTGACAAAAGAGGCCGAAGGGATCGTTCCAAAAACTGTGTTTGAGACTTTCCAGAAGAACATACTCAATCAATTAAGGAAGCTGTACAACGAGATCGTTTCGGCTCTAGGCATAAAGCCTACCGAAGGCGCTTTCGAAAAGTTTATGCGAGACAACTATGGAACCAACAAAACCGTTGGTTCCAATGCGGGTTTCGTTAGACAACGGGGCATCATTAACTACACTGAAAAAGGCGCGACTCAAGGCGGAGGGAAAGCGTCTAGTGAGGTAGCAGTCGAAGAAACCCCGTCGCAGGAAATAATCTCCACGGGATCAGCGGCGAAAGCCTCCGCAGACGTTCAAGCCGCTCAACAGAAACTTGCAAAGGCTTACACCGCTCCCCCGAAGATGGGCTTCAAAGGTTTCTTGAACCTTGTCAAAGAAGCATACGAAAGCGGCTCGTACAAAAACCTCGGCGACAAAATATCTTACGCCATGAACGACCGCTTCATTTACGTAAGGCGTATGCAGGAGCGTTACGTTGACTTCCTAAAGAAACAGGGTTTGAAGCTGGAAGCCGCATACGACGACCGTCATGCGCTTGCAGCCAACCTGTCTCCTTACGCTGCGATCCTCGGACGAGAGAACGTCCTCGGTATGTTAGAGACGCTGATCAAGCTTGGCGGCGTCCCGGTTATCAAGAAGTTTTCCAAGTCAAAAGATCCGCTTGAGCAATCGCTCGACGGCATGCTTCTCGTTGACAACACGAACAACAAGGTTGGTCTTACCTTCTTGGCGGATCTCATCCGGGCGGAGAAGCTCGACGCCTTCAAATATTACTCAATGGCAAAGCGTGTCCTTGGCCGCTACGCAGACAAGCAGGCCCCCATCACCAAGGCCGAAGCCCAAGCGATCATTGATCACTACGGCAAAGATCCTGTTGTCACGAAGGCCTATCAAGATTATCAGAACTTCAACAAGGCTCTGATGCAGATGGCCGTGGACGCGGGCGTCATCTCCCAAGATGTCGCCAACGAGTTCATGAAACACAACGACTACTATCCTTTCTATCGTGAGATGGATGAGGCAGGCAATTATACAGGCCCTCTGTTTACATCTGGCGTCCTTACACGGACCAAGATCCAGCAGGCGATGGGCGGAACAGAACAGCTACAGGCTGATCCCGTTGAAGTCATCATGAAGAATGCTCAGTTCTGGATGCATTCTGCGTCAAAGAATTTGGCATCAAGGAAGATCTTCACAATGATGGAAGGTCTTGGAGAAGCACAGAAGATCAAGAAGGGGGCAAAGCTTCCCCCGGATCAAAGCGTTGGCGTGACGCGCGTTAACGGTGTTGAGCAATACTACGCTCTCAAAGACCCCGTTATGATTGCCGCGCTCGAAACCACAGGTGCTCAACAACTTCCGAATTGGACAAGGATTCCGGGAAAGTTCACGCAGTTCTATCGCGAACTCGTTACACGCTCACCGGACTTCATCTTGAAGAACGTGATCCGAGATCCAACGGTTGCTTATGTGACAAGCGGGGTATCGTTTAACCCGTTTGCTCCAATCAAGCGTTTTGTAAAGGCCGTTGTCGATCCGAAGCCGATGACAGAAATGCAGGCTATTCAAAACTGGGGCATCATGGGTGGCTATCGCTCTATCCCTGGCGTTGAAGATGCCACGCAAATTTTGAATGAAAACTTCAAGCCAACCTCGAACGGGGTTTACGTTGTCCCTAACGGTCGCGTTCTAAGCGGGATTATCTCAAAGGTTTGGAACAAGCTTGGCGATATCTCCGAGGCTTCCGACGCTGCCACGCGTATGGAAGTTTACAAGCAGGTCTTAGAAAAAACAGGTAACGAAGCCGAAGCTGCGTTCCGTGCGCAGGAGGTCATCAACTTCCGCAAGCAGGGCGCAAGCTCCATCGTTCGCTACATGTCGATTATGATCCCGTTCGTGAACGGCCGCCTGCAAGGCATGGACGTAACGGCTCGTGCGTTTGGTCCGAAGGCCTTCGCCAACACCATGATCAAAGGCGGGTATCTCTTCGGTGTATCCATGGCGCTGCAAGCCATGTTTGGGGACGACGAAGAATATAAGCAGCTTCCAGACTACGTTCGGTATGCATCCCTCCCCATCCCACTGAAGGTGTTCGGATTCGAAGGCGGGTTTCTTGCTATTCCGAAGCCGTTCGAAATTGGGTTCGTCTTCCAGACATTCCCGGAGATTCTCGTTCAGGCTGCCATGGGCAATGTCGAGAACCGAGACATTCCGAAGGCCGCGTGGGAGCAGCTCAAGTCCACGTTTGGTGTCAGCCCGTTCCCGCAGATTGCGGCACCGCTGCTTGAGATTGTGTTTAACCGTTCTAGCTTGACGGGTCTGCCCATCGTCACTGAGGCGCAGAAGAACCTTCCGGCCGAACTGCAATACACTTCGACCACCTCAGACGTGGTGAAGAATCTGGCCGGCGCCGCGGGCCTGTCCCCGGTGCAGGTTGAAGCGTTGATCAAAGGCTATGGCGGTCAGATCGTCACCAGCGTTCTGGGTCTGGTGGACGGCATGTACCGTTCTGCCTCCGGCACGGGAGTCGAGAAGGATTGGACACAATACCCCACAATCTCGACGTTCTTAAAGACGGCGCAGAACACCAACCCGAAAGGCGTTGCTGACATCTACCGTCTGTCGGCAGAGATCCAAGGGGTGACCACGGCCATCAACACCTACGTTGCACAGGGTCGTGCGGATCTTGCGCAGGAGCTGATGAAAAAGAACGAAAGCCTGCTGACAATGAAGCAGTCCGTTACCGGTCTTCGCACTCAGCTCAACACGCTAAGCCGCAATGAGCGGATGATCGTAAACAACCCGAACATCCCGCAGGATCAAAAGGAAATTCAGGTCGAACAGATCCGCGAGGCCCGCCGTCAGATCGGTAAGGTCATGACGGAGAACCTCATCGATAAGACCGGTAAGTGATCAGATAACCCATTCCTTGTAGCCCTCGCCCAGAACCTCTCGGGCGAGGCTCATCTTATTCCGCAAGGCTGTTAAGATCTTCTCATCCACCGTCCCCTCGGTAACGATGTCGATATAGGTCACGGCCTTCTTCTGACCTATACGATGAGCGCGGTCTTCGCTTTGCTCGCGGATCTCTAGGTCATAGTTGTTCGAGAAATACACCATGGTCGAAGCTTCGGTAAGCGTCAGCCCATAGCCACCGGTCCGTGGCTGGCCCACGAAGAACCGCAGCGGGTGGTCCGGATTCTGGAAGTCGATCACCATCTTCTGCCGGTCATCGGCCTTCGTCTCACCGTAGTACACGCGAACGGATTCCTCACCGTACTCCTTGGCCAGCTTGTCGCGAATCATTTCCAGGTCGTAGGTGTAGTTGGCCCAGATGATGACCTTGCCGTCCGTCTCTTCCAGCACATCCATCAGCTCATCGAACTTGTTGCTGTGCATGTTGATGACGGTGCCGTCGTCCGCCTTGAAATAGCCGGAGCAGATCTGCTGCAAACGAAGGATCTGGGTCAGGACGTTCTGCGCGGTGAGCAGCTTGCCATCCAATTCTGCAATAGCTTGCTTCTTAATCCGCGCGTAGAGCAGAGCTTGCTCGTCTGTCAGCTCCACGCTGCGCTTCATGTAAATCTTTTCGGGCAGATCCAAGCAGTCCTTCTTCAGGATGCGATACGAGAACCGGTCCAGCTTGTCCGTCAGCTCGCTCAGGTTCTGATATCCGACGACCTGATTGAACGAGTGCGACCCGACGCTGCGCTTTTGCAGCCGGCAGTACCGCGCCTGAAATGAGTAGAAGGAGTTGTATCCGAGCAGACCGGGATCCAAGAAACCGCACTGGCTGTAAAGATCCATCGGGCTCTTGGTGATCGGCGAACCCGTCATGATTCGCTTGTACTTGGCCAGCATGCCGACACGAATGCAGTTCTTCGTGCGCTTGGCTTGGCCGTTCTTGATCGTTGTACTTTCGTCTATGGCCATGAGGGCGCCATGCTTGCGGAGAAAGTCCATCGCATAGTTGGTGCCGCGCTGGGTCGAGAAGGCCTCGACGTTCATAATCAGAACCTTAAACTTGCCATCCTTCTCCAGGCCGCGCTTGAGTTCAGCTTCCTGCTTCTTGGTGTTGGACGGAGACCAGACCACAACATCTAGTGGTACGTGGTCAGGCAAATGCTTGGGTAGTTCGGTGAGCTGCCAATTTTTATACACACCTTTAGGTGCGACAATCAGTGCAGCTTCGATTTCGTTTGCGTCCCAAAGGAAAGCCAGTGAATCGATGAGGATCTTTGATTTGCCGGTGCCCATCTCTGCGAACAGAGCGTAGTCCGGCTTCTTCCAAGAACGTGCAAGGGCGTCTTGCTGATGCCGGTACGGTTTGAACTTGAATGGGTAATTGTCGTAGGTCACGGTGCTCATGATTGGTTGCCCCTTTCTATCGGCTGATCCTCAGAATAGTGAGGCCAAAAAAAAATTTCAAGACCCCCGCTTGACGAATCACGGTCCACGGTCCACGTTAGTCACCCTGACGGGAGAGAGCCGTGACTGTTTACATCACACATGAAGTTAGAGGACGCGATCTGTCGAACGCCTTGTCGTTCGGAGATCTTGAAATCCTTGTTCCCGCAGATCGGCAAGCGTTCGAAGGCAGCGATATGATTGCTGTCAGCGATATGATTGCAGATGGGTTGGAGGGTTTCAACGACGAAGACTACCTGCTGTTAGCTGGAGATCCAGTTTTCATCGGGCTCGCATGCGCTTGGGCGGCCGAGTACAACTCGGGACGTTTCCGGGTGCTAAAGTGGGATCGGCTAGAGGAGAGATACCTGCCGATTCAATTGGACATGTGGAACGAGGAGAGAGATTCCCATGATTGATTTCGAAGACGCCGTAATAGAGCTTACGCAAGTAGGCGACAAGGACCTGAAGGCTGTGGCTGATCTGGTCCGCCAGCAGCTCGTGCTTGAGAGACGCATCGAGGATCTTGAGGACGAGCTGAAACGTACGCAACAAAACCTCGCAAAGATTTCTCAGGAGATCTTGCCCGAGGCTCTTGCGGAGCACGGACTATCCGAGCTTAAAATGGAAGACGGTTCTAAGATCACCGTCTCGCAATTCATCCAGGCACACATCTCGAAAGAGAAGCAGGAAGAAGCCTTTGATTGGTTGCGTGATCATGACTTCGATGACTTGATCAAGAACGTCGTGTCATTGGAGTTCGGCAAGGGCGAAGACGATCACGCCCGCGATGTAATGGAGGCGCTGACAAACCGTGGCTACTGGCCACAGAACAAGCAGTCTGTCCATCCGTCTACGTTGAAAGCGTTCGTCAAGGAGCAGGTGGAGAAGGGCGCAGAAATCCCGTCTGACCTGTTCGGTATCTTCATCGGCAAAAAAGCCGTGATCAAGAAAGGCAAGTAAGATGTCTAAGAATGCTGTTGCAGTAAAGGAAGAGAAGAGCACCGCTGTTGCGATTGCCTCTGACTTCGAAGCGTTCGCCGGCATGGGCATGGAGCAAGTTGGCACCGAAGATATGTCGGTGCCGTTCCTCCGCATCCTTGCTCAGCTTTCACCGCAGGTGAACAAGCGCGATGGTGCGTATGTTGAGGGAGCCGAACCCGGCTTCATCTACAACACTGTCGCCAACGAGGCATATGATGGGGACGCCGGAATCCAAGTGATTCCGTGCTACTACAGCCGTCGCCTTGTTGAGTGGAAGCCGCGTGAGAAAGGCGGCGGGTATGTGGGCAGCTATGCTGCTACGGATCCGATTGCGAACACGACATACCGTGATGATCGCGGTAACGATGTGCTGCCGAACGGCAACCTGTTGTCGAACACAGCACAGTTCTTCGTGATCCTTATGCACCCAACGATGGGACCGCAGCGTTGTCTGATCACCATGACCAGCACGCAGCTCAAGAAAGCCCGCAAGTGGGTGACGCAGATGCAATCGCTGACAGCTACCGGAAAGAACGGGAACCTGTTCACGTTGCCAATGATGTCGCAGGTATATCGTCTGCGCACAACCGAAGAGCGTAACGACAAGGGTTCGTGGTTCGGCTGGGAGATCTCACGCGTGGGGCCAGTCGAAGACAAGAACCTCTTCAACCTTGCTGTCGAGTTCTCGAAGTCGGTAGCCAAGGGCGAAGTTCAGGTGAAGGAAGAGCAGGGTTCGGACGACACCCGCCGCTCCTCTGGCGGCGACGAAGACGCGCCGTTCTGATTGTACTGGGGAGGCCTCGTGCCTCCCCTTTCCCCACCTGTTCGGAATGATTTACCATGGAACTCGCAGCACGATTCCATTCGCTGTTTGCTGGGAATGATAGAGCGCACGGAACGTTCAGCGTCAACGCTGACCGCGCTACAGACGGAAAGAAAACCGGTACTGCGCGAGTCCTCCGTGAACCTCCGACCACGGACCTTTGGTCTAAGCACCTCAAGGGTGAGTCGGGTCTAGGCATCATCCCAATCAAGGACAACAACTGCTGTCATTGGGGCGCCATCGATATCGATGTGTACAATCTTGACCACGCTGCACTGATCAAGCAGGTCGAGAAGCACAACCTACCGGGCATTGTCTGCCGCAGTAAATCCGGCGGCGCTCATCTGTTTTTCTTTTTCGACAAGGAAGTTCCGGCCGAGGACCTCCAACCAAAGCTAATCAGCATTGCTGCAATGCTTGGCTATGGTGGATCCGAGGTGTTCCCCAAGCAGCAGAAGATCCTGGCTGATCGTGGTGACACGGGCAACTTCCTTAACATGCCGTACTTCTCTGGCACTCGCACGACACGCTACGGCTACAACAACCAGAACGAAAGTCTCGGGCCGGCGGAGTTCATCGAGTTCGCCGAGAGCCGAACCATTGCACCCGACACATTCTTGGAGCTGCGCACACAGCCCAAGAAAGCAGAGGAGCTGCTGCCCAAAGGACCGCCATGCTTGCAGCATCTTGCCGCGCAGGGGTTCGGCGAAGGCTCGCGCAACAATGCACTGTTCAACCTTGGCGTCTACTGCCGCATGTCCAACCCCGACAAGTGGGAAGAGGATCTGCACAAGTACAATATGAAATACATGGTGCCGCCGCTCGATAGCAAAGAGGTGGAGATCGTCATCAGCCAACTTCGCAAGAAGGAATACTTCTACAAGTGCGAAGACCAACCCATCGTGTCCTTCTGCAACAAGGACGTGTGCATCACGCGCAAGTTCGGCATCGGCCCCGGCCAACGGTCCAATGACCTTGGCTCACTGACCAAGATCGACGGCGATCCTCCGGTCTGGATCCTCGATGTGGACGGCAAGCGTGTCGAGCTGGGCACTGATGCCTTCGTTAACCAGAAGGCGTTCCAACGTGACTGCATGAACCAGATCAACGTCATGCCCCGCACCATGAGTGCGAAGGCGTGGGAGGCACGCATCCAAGTGATGCTGGCCAGCCTGACGATTGTTGAGGTTCCGCCTGAAGCCACAAGCAAGGGTGAGTTCTTTGATCTCCTCACCACCTTCTGTTGCGACCGAGCGAAGGGTGTTGATCGCGAAGACATCCTGCAAGGCATCGCCGTGTGGACTGACGGCCGCGTCTACTTCCAAGTCAAAGATCTCAAGAAGCATCTGGCTCAATATCAATTCACCTCATACACCGCCGTCAAGATTGGCCTCCGCCTGAAAGAGATGGGCGCAGAGAAAACCTTTTGGAATATTAAAGGCCGCGGTGTCCATGTGTGGGGCATGCAACAGAAATCATTCGACGGACATCAAGAGGTGGTGATGGAGCTGCCGCCGCTGCGCAGCGAGGAAGCGGACATTCTCTGATGCACATCATCCTCGGCCCGCCTGGCACAGGGAAGACAACGAAACTCCTGACGCTAGTCGAGGAGTTCATGGACCGTGGTGTCCCGCCAGATCGTATCGCCTATTTCAGTTTCACCCGGCAAGCTGCAATGGAAGCGATCAGTCGCGCGGTCCGCCGCTTCCGCTTGTCGCCCAAGGATCTGCCCTACTTCCGCACTCTCCACAGTTTCGCAATGCTTCGCTGTGGCATTGACAAAAAGAATGTCATGACGTGGAAGCACTACGAAGAGGCCGCGAACTGGCTCCGCATCGGGCAGTTTCAAGAACTGGCCCCGCCCTCTGACGGACCGTATCAAGAATACGGCTTCGGTGATCGCTTCCTTGAGGTGATCAACATGTCGCGCATCTGCCTCTTGCCACTTCGGGAAGTCTACAACCGCTCCTCCGTGCCAATGACTACGGACTGGGCCAAGGTCGATTATGTTGACCGGGGCCTTCGGTTCTTCAAGAAAACCAATAACCTTTATGATTTCACCGACATGATCGAGATGTTCATCGAACAGCAGCTCTCCCCACAGTTCGATGTCGTGTTTGTAGATGAGGTCCAAGATCTGTCGCCAATCCAATGGCGCATGGTCGAACTCATCTCGAAGTTTTCCAAACAGGTTATCGTGGCAGGAGACGATGATCAGGCGATTTATAGATGGGCGGGGGCGGACGTAGACTACTTCATTCGTCTCGCCGGGACACAAGAGATATTGGGACAGAGCTTTCGTATTCCTGCCAGTCATCATGCGATCAGCCAGCGCCTCATCCACCAAGTTCATCATCGCCGGCAGAAAGAGTTTCGTCCGCGCGACGAGGAGGGTTTAGTCGAGTGGCATCGCCACAGCGAGGAAGTTAACCTAGAAAGTGGTGATTGGCTATTGCTGTCCCGCACACGTAGGGGTGCAAAACAAATCGAACAAGAAGTGCGGCAGCGCGGTTTGTTGTATTCGTTCAACCTCAGCTCCGACGTAGACAGTGGAGCACTCAACGCAATCCGCATGTGGGAGCAACTGCGCAACGGTGAGTTGCTGTCGGCCGCAGATGTTCGCCATGTCTATCGGCACATGAATCTTCACGAGCAGATCAAGCGCGGTCACAAGACGCTGCCGAATGTTGAAGGCGATCAGCTCTTGAGCATCGAGCAACTGACCTCGGACCATGGACTAATGACCAAGGCTCCGTGGGACGAAGCACTCGGCGCAATCCCCGAGGAAGACAAGCGTTACTTCCGGGCGTGCATCCGTCGAGGCGAGCGTGTTGATGCGAAGCCTCGTATTCGGATCTCAACAATCCACACGGCAAAGGGAGCAGAGGCTACCAATGTCATGCTCATGACGGATTATCCATCTAAAGCTGTAAACTCGGTGCGAAAGGGTATACACTCTGAGGACGACGAAGCCCGCGTCTTTTATGTGGGGCTGACTCGGGCGAAGAAAGAGCTTCACCTGATCCATCCTATGAGCGGCAAGGGTTATCCAATCCCATGAAAAAGAATCGCGAAGTGTTGGCCTATTGCCTATGCGGCCGCATGGAAGAAATCACCACCCTTCAGAAGGTCAAGAACAAGTGGCCTTTTTGTGATTGCAATCAGCCTATGAGGATTACCGCAGATGTCGTTTCAGTACGAGCACGAGACGGAATGGGTGATGCCGGAGGAGTACCCGGATCTGACGGGGATCCCGGAGATAGCAATCGATCTTGAAACCTACGATCCTCTCCTGAAAGAAACGGGATCCGGCTGGGCAACCAGGCAGGGGCACATCATTGGTGTGGCCGTCGCGATTCCTGGCAAGGCTTGGTACTTCCCGATCCGCCATGAGAACGGTGCGAACTTCGATGTCAAAGCAACCTTGCGGTGGCTGAAGGATGTCTGCAACCAGCCCGACACCACCTACGTCTTTCACAATGCGATGTACGACGTTGGCTGGCTGCGCTGCGAAGGGATCGAAGTGGCCGGCCAGATCGTGGACACCATGATCGCGGCGCCGCTGATCGACGAGAACCGCTTCAGCTATTCGCTCAATGCGCTTGGCCGGGACTATCTCAAGGAAACCAAGAGCGAACGGACGCTGACTGAAGCGGCCAAGAGCATGGGCCTCAATCCGAAGAGCGAGATGTACAAGCTGCCGGCGCACTTCGTCGGGGCGTACGCTGAGCAGGACGCGGCTTTGACCCTGCGCCTCTGGCATCACCTGCGCGGCATCATTCATGAGGACCAGCTCACGTCGATCTTCGAACTGGAGAGCAAGGTGTTCCGGGTTATCCTCGACATGCGGACCAAGGGTGTGCGCGTCGATATGGAGAAGGCCGAGGGCGTTAAGAAGTTTCTCATGAAAGAAGAAGAGCAGATTCTTTCAGCGATCAAGAAAGAGTATGGGACTGACGTTAACCTTTGGGCGGCACGATCAGTGTCCTTGGCCTTTGATGCGGCGGGGCTTGAGTATCCGCGCACGGCCACCGAGCAGCCGTCCTTCACCAAGAACTTCCTCGCCAACCACGCCCACGACCTACCAAAGAAGATCGTCCGGGCGCGTGAGTTGAACAAGGCCCGCACCACCTTCATCGATTCGATCACCAGGCACTCGCACAATGGGCGCATCCACGCGGACATCCACCAGCTCCGGGGTGACGAGGGCGGCACGATCACCGGGCGGTTCAGCTATTCGAACCCCAACCTTCAGCAGCTCCCGTCGCGCGACGATTTCATCTCGCCCCTGATCCGTGGCCTGTTCCTCCCCGAGGAGGGCGATGTGTGGGGCAGCTTCGACTACTCGTCGCAGGAGCCGCGCATCGTGGTCCACTACGCATCCATCGTTCACAAGAACTTCCTTGAAGGCAAAGCCCGCTATCCCATGAACGGGGCGGACACCTTCGTGGAGAAGTATCGGGAGGATCCACGGACGGACTTCCATCAGCTTGCGGCCGACATCGTGGGCGTCTCGCGCAAGCAAGCGAAGACCATCAACCTTGGACTCTTCTATGGCATGGGCGTCAACAAACTGAGCGAGCAGCTTGGCTTGGACCTGGCGTCTGGCAAGGAACTGTTCAAGCAGTATCACGATGCTGTGCCCTTCGTCCGTGAGATGTCGAACTACGTCATGGAGCGGGCCGAGAAGAACGGCCACATCCGTACGCTGCTTGGCCGCAAGGGACGCTTCGATAAGTGGGAGCCGAAGTCCTTCGGTGTTCACAAGCCCATGGTCTTCGAAGATGCGCTGCGTGAGTACGGCCATCCCCTCAAGCGGGCCTTCACCTACAAGGCGCTGAACAAACTGATCCAAGGATCCGCGGCCGATCAAACGAAGCGGGCGATGGTGGAGCTGCATGCCGCCGGCATACCGCCCATGGTCCAGATCCACGACGAACTAGCCGTGTCCGTTCGTGATGCGGCGCAAGCGCGTCAGGTGGTGGAGATCATGGAGAACTGCGTCGAGATGGAGATCCCATCGGTCGTAGACGCAGAGCTTGGCCCCTCGTGGGGCGAAGCTAAGCTATCGATCAGCGATGTGTTTGGGGAAGATTAAACCAGTCTTGGTACACCCGCTTGTCCTCCGGCATCATGTAGTAGCCTTTGCCATAACCAGAGAAGATGATGGTGTTGTGCTTCTTCATGTACCGGCGTAGGCGGTAGGCTTCCATGCGCGGCAGTTGGACGTACTCATTCATCAGGAGTTGGTAGAGATGCTCTGCCAGAGCCTTCGTTAGGCCCACGTCCTTTCTGATTTGTTCAATAATCTCAGGCATTTTCGTCTCACTTTCTACGAGACATTGTCAACGTGCAGTCTAATTGTCAACCGGGATAGCGATCACTGAAAGGGCCGGCCCAATTGAGAGGACTGGTGTTCCTGGTAGCATCAGATGCGTCCGGGCTATCTTGGTACAGTTGTTCCCACGCAACTCCCCGAGGCGGACCGCGATACGCTTCCTTGGACGAGCGAACTTTCTCCATATGCTTTTCATAATCCGCATGGTCTTTCTCCATCTCCGTCTGCATCAGAGTCATGTACCCGATCAGGTCCACCACGTTGTCCATGTACATCATGTCGCCCGTCAGCATGCGCGAGAACTTCGTCGTCATCAGGCTCAGGGCTTCCTTCATGTAGCCGGGAAGGATCTCCCAGTTGGGAGAATCTTCGAAGGCGTCACGGATGCGCTGCGCGGTCTCGGCTTGAACCCGGTAGTCCCCGTACCTTGATCCACGGTCCTTCAGGATATCTTTGATCTCAGGCACTGCGCTTCTCCTCTAGTCGCCAGCGAAGGTTCTCTACTTCGTCTTCTAGTCGTTCAGCACGGCGCTCCAAGTCAAGCTTCTCCTGCCGGTTCTCATACTCTTCAATCTCAATCGCCGTCAGCAAAGTGTACGCACGGCGAATCAAAAACTCTTCGTCGGTGGGGCGCATCTTCCTGTTGTAGACAGGTCCATAAGTCTGGATCTTGTCGCGCAGATCCTTAACTAGATCACTAATCTCAATGGTCACGGCGGTCACTCGTTTCATGAGTTGCGGTCATGTTGACGAAGGCGTCGTAGCTGATCTCGCACATGCGAAGGTACTCTTCGCGGCTCAGCTCCAACACATCTGTACAGAGATTGCAGGTGGTGAAACTCATGAACATAATGATCTGGCGAAAGACATCGGGCGTCCTGAACCCCCGTTGTTCCGCCACCTCAAGGATCACGTCGAGCACACCCTGCAAGGTGGGCGGGATCTCGTTGACGAACTCTTCAACGGTATCAAACTCCTCGCCCCACCCCTTGAGCAGATCCTTCATCTCATCTTCGGTCATGTCTTAGCCTTTTTAAGATTGGAGAACGGGACAAGGACGATGCGGTGGTGGTAAGGACACCAGCTTGATGTTCCTTTGACCGGCGCCGCGCACATCCACGGGTTCGGATCCTTCGGCTCGTTGCTGACAATGAACCGGCACTGGAATCGGCCGGCCGACATCATCTTAACAGGGGGCTGATTCAAAAGGGGTGGCGGCTCTGGGAACAGGGCTTGGACGACCTCCGGTTCCAGGCGCTTGGTAGACCGGCCAGACGGGCTAAGCCCATCCTTGCGCGGAGCCTTCGGCTTCGGCTCCTTCATGGGCTTGGGAGGTTTGGAACTGATCATCTCGTACCCTCCAAACTGTCTGTGAGCGAAGCCCAAGACGGACCCCTTGCTGCGCTTCAAAAGATAGGCGACCTGATTTGCCGACATGCCGGCGAGCGCGTTCTTTTGGAGGACGGCTCTTTCTTCCTCCGTCCACGGTCTAGTGTACATGGCGTTTACTTTCTAACGGGCTTCAGCTCCCCGCGTGGCGGGTTGAGTTGGTAAACCAAGGAATCCATGGCCTTGAGCAGAAGGCTTCTGGCCTCGTCGTTACGGGAGAGATCGACGGCTCGGGACAAGTCCACGAGGGCGTCTGCAAACTGAGCCTCCCGGCACTTCACCGGGTCCTCATCGAAGTCGTCGAAGTCATCGGACATGGGGGTAAGTTCCTTAGTCATTGCCGCAGCCCCTATCTTTAACCGGCTCGTGTGGAACATCAATGACCGGATAGTCTGTGGCCCGGAGCATCCGACCCAGATCGTTCTTCAGCTCCTCCATCGTCTCCCCGCAGGGCTGAGAGGGTTCATCGGTCCATGCCGTGACCTCCCCCTCGTCGTTGTAGTAGGCCTCGTGGATGCCCAGCCAGACCTGTCCCTGTGCGCTCTTGTGTCGCATGACTCTGTAATTCCAGCCCATCACAGCGTTCTCCCATCATCAAAGTCAGGATCGTGCAAGGACGTGAACTGCTTCAGCGCCCGCTCCAGTTCCATTTTCACGATCATGGCGGCGTTCGGAATCGGCCGGCCATCGTCCCCGTCGATCACATCGGAGTAATCATCGAGCAAATTGATGGCGTTCTCGCACGCCCATATCAGGTTCTTAACTTCCGGGACAATCATCGTCAGGTCCTTTCTTGATCCACATCCACGGTATCTCGTGATCCACGTATAACTCTGAGTCGGACAGGCGCTTGTCTTTTTTGCCAGTACGTTTGAGCGGCGGCGATTGTGTTGTTTTGTTTTTTACGTATCGGAGAAGGTTCTTCGTGAACTTCGTTGAGGACGATGCGGAAACCTGTCGCTCTCGCATAAGCCTTCTCAAAGATCTCTGCGTCCATCTCTTCAAGGTACATACCCCTGTCATCGATGCGGCTATAGGCCGTAAAAGAATAGGGGGTAAGGGCGCAGTCGTCCATGTCTTCGAATGAGACATAGAGCCACGATCCACGGTCATCCTGATACTCCGTCATGATCCTCAGAGGGTGGCCTGTTGTGTACTGATCTGTGTTATCGACAACCTTGCGAATCATGTTTCGCATCTGGCGTCGGATCTTTGTCATCGTCATTTTGTTTCCGTCATCCCTTTGATGAGTGCCGAAAAACCTATATGTAGCAACAGTTTTGCGGCATCGATGCCGAGATCCAATTCAACTGTCGCCGACCCATCGTCGTGTTCTTTGTAATCCACGACCACGATCCGATCATCGAGCAGGTCTTCGGCCTCGTAATATTTTTCCTTTGGTTCTGGCTTGGGTGGGTCCATGTCCAACGCACCACGGACCATGGTCAATGCCTCGCGCAGGAGCTTGTTGTTCCTCGGAGCTTCGCCCTCGGCCAGCATGTAGGTGAGGAAAGGCTCTGCTGCGAACAGAGCCTCCCGCAATTTGATTGCGTCATCGTTCACGCAGCTTCTCCAACCTTCTTGAGGATCTCGTCACGCTCTTCGTCTGTCAGCACGCGGCCCGTGACAATGGCCGGCACCGGATCCGTTTCATCAGACGGTTTGCGATCACGCGGGTAACCGTTCTTTATCTTGACTTCGATATCGGACAGCGTCTGACTGAGCAGGGCGACGAAGGCATCAGCTTCACGCGACTGCTTGTCAAAGAATAATTGCGTGGCTTTCTTCACGCCCTCCAGTTCTTCGATCAGGAGATGCTCGCAACGATGTTGTTCGGCAGCGAGCTGGTTGATGATGGCATCGAGATTACGCATGGCTTTCTTCCTTTTGCGTTAGTTGGGATAGAGGACCATCAAGATGGTCGTGAACAAGGTGAGTATGGTTAGGATGTAGACAACGTCGGTGACGAGGTTCACATATTTCATGCAATCTTTACCTCTCGGTCATTGGCCCTCAACTCTAGGGTCATGCTCTTCTGATTGAGGCTGACGATCCGCTCTTCGATGGCATCGAACAGCTTGACCTGATCCTCTTCGCTCAGGCTCGCGAACTCCATGGCAAAGAACGATTGCATGTAGCCCAGCTTGTAGTTGTCCAAGATCATCGGTCCATGGCCCTTGGACAAGGCGCTGCGCTCGATGGCCGCGTTGAACTTGGTGAACAAGGCGTCAAAGGCGCGGAATGAGATGCGGAAATTCGACATGGGTTAGTCCTTTCGATGACTAGAGTCCGTATGGTCGTGAGGATTACGGGACTTTCTGTAACCCTGCGTTGTAGTTCCTCGTGATTGTGAGGATTGTAAACTTTTAGTCAAGCCTTACAGTAGGGCTTCTGGCTCAGTTTGAGCCGCACTCCGACAGGTTCGACAGATGCGTAGGTCCCGCCCGAGTAGCGCCGGCAATCCAATGCAGCGCCACGGGCCACGACCTCTCGATTGATTTCGACAGATCCGACATAGCAGCGAGCGACGTGCCGGCCATAGCCGTCCATCGTTCTGACCCGACACCACACGGTCTTCCGGCCGGCCAAATTTTGCAAAACCTGGCGCGCGTTTGTTCCTCCCGGCTCGTGTAATTCGGCAGCGTCAACACCCCATAGCCGGACGGATAGCTTGCCGAATCGCAGCGTGTCTCCATCGACAGCGTAAGGCGTGCCGCAGATCAGGTTGAGGAGGAGGACCGTGACGCATGTCATTCCTTCCCCTCCCCAAGCGCGGCGCGGGCTATCCGTCCTTCGTCAACAAGGATGTAAGTGTCTCCATATTTGACATGCCAATGGGACTTATCGGCGTAATAATACAACGCCTCACGCAGCCTCATGATCTCTCCGAGCATGTCTTCCTCGGCATCCTCTTCGCCGTCCTGATGGCCTTGGTTATAGCCCGCCCACCAAGCCTCGCCTTCTTTATCAGTGAGCCGCGTGCCGTCCTCCCAATACAGCCCAGCACCGTCCTCGTCTTCCTGTCCTTTGACCATGATCATTTCTTGTCCTCCAAGATAGATACCCTCGGCAGCGTGATCTTCTTCGGGCGGGTCGCTTGGTTCCTTCCAAAGCCTCCGGTCATACTCGCCAGCATGTGCCGCTTGTGCGCTTCGGCATCCTTCTTACGCCGCTCTTTGCTCTCACGCTCCATGCGTTGCACGGCAGTGAAGAAGGCGTGCGCGCTGCGTTGATCGTCGTTCATAGTTATTTTCTCCGAAAGGGTTGCTTTCTGGGTGAGTAATTTATTCGACAGAATAAACTGTTGGCCGGGAAAGCGGGGCTTTCTGCCTCGACAGTTTATGACTCCATGTACGCGGCTATGACTTCCGCCGCGACTTGCGGGACGATGGCATTTCCATAGGCGCGTAGTCGTCCCACTCGGGAGGGAACCCCATGAGCCAGCAAACGAATTGAGGGTTCAATGCGCCGGGATTTTCCGTCTGCTCCCGATAGCCAAGCACATTCTCCCCAAGCCCCAAGGCGTCGATGGCTTCCGTCGTCAGAGACTTCTGCGTCCCCTTCGCATCGCCCATTCGACGCTGGTAGCCGAGCCTCGCTTCGTGAGCCATCGGAGTCGGCCACATTGCCTTCACTTGCCCCGACAGTTTCGGCTCCCCGCGCGAGTTGATCTTGCCTTTCGCCCGGTTCACTGCGTCGTCCGCCACGGGCGTCTGCCACAAACCAAAGTCGATCTCTTCGATGGGGCGCGTTGACGGCACAAGCCGGAACAACGACCGCCCCGCAGGAGTAGTCGATGGCTTCCAAGTCAGAACACACTCCGTCGAGCCAGCTTTTTCCAACCGCTGCCGCAACCTGTTCTCCCATGACGACAGCGGGCCGTCTGGCACGGATGAGTCGATAAAATTCCGGCCAGAGGTGCCGCTCGTCCGCTTGGCCTTTTTGCTTTCCTGCCGCGGAGAAAGGCTGGCAAGGGCATGATCCTGTCCAGATGGGTCTGTCGTCTGACCATCCTGCGAGACGGAGGGCATGACTCCAGCCTCCGATCCCGGCAAAGAAGTGGCACTGCACGAACCCATCAAGATCGACGGGTTCGACTTCTGTGATTGATCGTTCATCCACTTCTCCATCAGGGATCAGCCCCTTTGCAATCAGGTTTCGCAGCCATTGCGCCGCGTACGGATCAAACTCGTTGTAATAGACGGCCATCAGAAATCCTTGAACCAGCGTTCGTCTTCGCACCAGCGGAAGGCCTCGTCCGCAAGCTTGCGGATGGTTGCCGTGTTGGCCTCTTCCAGATCGATCTCCTGATCGCGGGCCAGCTCTTCCATGATCTCCAAAACGATGTCCGTCTCATGCCGCTCTGTGCCGAGCCAATGCTCGACGGTTTTGCCGAGGGTGGGTTGCAGATTCATGCGGGTCATCAGGCGGTCTCCTCTTCTTCGTCTTCCATCTCCCAATAGCGAAGCTTTTTGAGATTTAGGTTTGCCGAAAGCCGGACGTTTCCCCCCGAATGCACATCGACAGTCTCAATCCTTATCTTCTTCACCATGTGTCGGGCGTTCATATCGGGTTCTTTCAACCCAAGACTTTCGTTGATTTCGTCGCAAACTGTCTTCCACGTTACGGTCTCGTCCTCTTTCAGACTGACGATAACGAAGGTCTCCATCGTCACCCTAAACTCTAAGTCTATGTACGGGTCGGTCATTGGTCAGTCCTCCTCACGTTCGAACAGGTCAAAGCCTTGTTCGTTGCAGTATTCGATTACGTCTTCGATGGTCGCAAACCAGCACGCAGACAGAGGCGTGCCCCAGCGGTCCAACAGATAAAACCCAGCGTCTTCCTCGTATCCAAGAATGACAGGCATCAGGCAGTCTCCTCTTCAGAAGCCTCGTCGCAGAAGACGAGCGTGGCGCGTTGCAGGATGTCGAGTACGTTAAGCTTCTCGCGGTTAGCCAGATGCAGGAGATCGGTGATCAGGTCCTGCAAGGCCTCCTCAGTGTCGGTCTGCCCCGTGTCCGTCATGAAACGGATCAGAGCGGCATGTGCCATGTCGGCGCGGTCGGTATTGTTCACGGTCCTTGGTCCTTTCAACGAACAAGGGGTTGGGGGGGCTTACGCCGCCCCCTTCTCAGCAAAGTGGATGTGGTACGGATCGATCCGATGATCCGGGTTTGTGCTCTCAATGATCACGGTCTCAATGTTAGGTAACCACTTGTCGTTATCCTTCTTCTTTTTGATAGCCCTCTCAAGGGCGGGGCAGCTTTCAGAGAAGGAGAAGCATTGACCCGGCTCATCCTTGCGGCGGGTGTACAGAGCGTAACGTGATGCCATGTGTCGGTCCTCTCTAATGGAGGCATGCCGCCTCCGGTTGACCCGCTTAACGTGGCACAGATATTTGACATTGTAAACGGGTGAAAGTGTAAAAGATGGCCCAGACTGGTGAGCCTGGACCATTTTGGGTCAATCCTTTTTAACCAGCCAAAAACGGTATTGGTCGTTCCCGATGCTACGGCTGATCAAAACCACATCGCCGGGAAACAGGTGGCTGTTCCGTTTCATAAACGAGATAAAGGATGTTCTGGCGACCATGCGCTCCTTCTTTCCGGTAACCACAAAACTGTCCCCGATCTCTAAGTCCTCCCAGTTGTACTTTTTATATGGGCGGTACTCATATTTTGGGGCGGGTACATTCTTCTCGATTTTAAGGGTAAACATCGGGCTGTCTCTGGTTGATGGAGAATATAATATAGCCCTTGTGTTGTGTTTTGCAATACATGGGGGTGTTTGTCCTCGGACCACGGACCTTGCTATAAGCAGGAGGGGTTATCAAAACTTATACCAGCTAAGTCCTTGTTTCTAAATAGTTATCAAATTATAGGGGGTTGTTTCAAATACGGGGTTTCCGGCCCGACCCCCCTCAAATCACATACGTAAAACTACGTATAAAATTTGCCTAATGCAGCGAAGACCCCGTACCTGATCCTGTTTTCGTTTTGACCCCCGATATTTTGATAAGTATCTAGATTCAAGCACTTAGCTGGTATAAAGTTTACAATCTATGATAAGTTGGTGTCCTTTAGAGCAAAACCGATGCCGTGCTATACTGCGGCGTCTTCAACCGATGGAGGTTGCCTCGTGGCGCGAGCAAAAACCACGCACAAGCCCAAGCTTGATATCCTTGTGAACCCCAAGACCAAGGGTCTGACTGAAAAGCAGGAGAAGTTCTGCCGGATTTATGCCACCGAGGACGTTACGAGGACCGAGGCAGCAAAGCTTGCCGGATACTCGGACAGCGCCGCCTCTTGGGCGGGGTCTCGTTTTCTGAATGGCCGAGACTACCCCCAGATCCTCGCTCGGATTGCTGAAATCAAAGAGGAGCTATCGAAAAAATATGAGGTCACTTTCGACAACCACGTTCGACAGCTTGCCCGGATCCGAGACGCCGCATTTGAAAAGGGTAATTTTCCGGCTGCTGTCTCAGCCGAGAAAGCGCGCGGCGCCGCAGCAGGTTTATACGTCACTCGGCAGGAAATCTTGGTCGGTAAAATTGACCAGATGTCTCGCGAGGAAGTCCTAGCCGAGATTGCAAAACTGCAAACGGAGTTTCCCGTTCTTGCAAACGCGACAGCGCCGACCATCGACATGATCCGAGGACCGAGGAGCGAGGACGATATCGATGCGTTCGTTTCCGATCCGCAGCAAGAGGCTATCTTTGCGGAGCTGGACGAGTGAACACCGAGGCAGCGGTATTTAAATACCTCAAGCGCAAACTGCCACAGGTGGACTGGCAGAGGATCGAAGCTTGGGTGGGAACGGGGGTGCCGGATGTAAACGGAGCCTTCCTGTGGCCTCCGGAAGGCCAGCAACAGGCCTTTGAAGTGTGGTGTGAGTTGAAGGTATGCAGAACAAAGGCCTACAAAACGAATGACCTGTGGCGTCCTTGCCAAATTGCATACATTACAAGGCGTTCTTGCATTATTGCAAACGTGTGGAACTTGGTCAGCCACCCTCGGGCAGAGGTCCTTTATATTTATTCAGGTGACAAAACGTCCGGTCTATCGACCGATTCGACAGGTTCGACAGATCCTGATCTGGTGCTGCCGTTCGATGGACCGTGGACCACGGCCCTTGATCTGTTCGCCTCTCGACAGGTTCGACAGGTTCGCCCGATAGATCCGACAGATCCGACAGATCCGACAGATCCGACAGATTCGATAGATCCGCCGGCCGGCGGCCAAAGAAAAACCCCGCCAAGCGAAGGCCAGGCGGGGGTAAGTTGAACAGTGGAGAATCGAAAGATTAGATCCTTTT